AGATAAATCTAACTTCTTGAATCGTTTAGGTCGTTTGATTGCACAAATCGGAAGCGGCACGGTTGATATGGGCGTACAAACCTATCCAACGATGTATTCTACTTGGGTATCTGCAAAAGCTGATTTTGATTTTGCTGGTCAACCAAGTGCGAATGATTATTGTCAAATCGGAGCGCGCCAATTTATTTTTAAAGCAAGCGGTGCAAATGCATCAAATGATGAAGTTAATATAGGCGCAAACTTAGCAGCTACAATGGCCGCTTTGGTTGCTCAAATTAACAACTCATCAGATGCAATTACTTCTAGTTATGTTGTAGCTATGGTCAAAGATGCGGATTCTGTAACTGTAGCATGTTCAAAACCTGGAAGAATCGGCAACATGTTCGCAATCAAGAAATCAGGTACTAATATATCTGTAAGTAATGATTCAAACGGTTGTTTAACTGGTGGTGTTGAAACGTTGCCTGACGCACTTGGCACGTTAAACATTGCTTAGATTTTAGGAAATAAATTATGTCTGTTTCAGTAAGCTTGAATGGAAGTACCTTTTTGATTCCTAGCGTTCGAAATGAAACCGGATGGCAAACACAGTTAACCACTTGGATTCAATCCGTTTCATCAAACACGTTACAAAAAATAGGTGGCACATTCACGCTTACTGCTGACATTAACTTTGGAACGTCTTACGGCGTGACGGCTAAATTCTTTGCAGCAAGTTCGCATGTGAATTTTACTGAAGGATCAGGTCCATCAACACCCGCGAGTGGTGTTGTTAGTGCGTACGCTAAGACGGATAAGACTTTGTATTATAAAGATTCGACAGGGGCGGAACGACAAATAGCAACTGGTTCAAGTTCAGGGATTAACTACGCAAGCGGTACTAGTTCAGATTTTGAATCAGGAATTGGTAGCTGGTTAACCTACGCTGATGGTGCTGCAACCCCTGTAGATTTAACCGGTGGTTCACCTACTGCGACATTTACACAATCAAGTTCTTCACCTTTGCGAGGTTCTTACTCAGGATTATATACGGCAACCGGAACAATCGGCCAAGGTGTTGCGTTAGCCGTAACGGTTCCACGCGCAGACTTCGCTTCACCTATAGAAATTAGTTTTAACTATGAGATCGGCACTTCTTCTAGCTTCACAGACGGTGACATTGCTATATGGGTTTACGACGTCACGAATTCAACGTTGATTCAACCTGTGCCATATTTACTTCCAAAAGCAACAGGCCAAGAAAAGTTTACATGTTACTTTCAAACATCTGCAACGGGTACTAGTTATCGTGTAGGTATTCACCAAGCCACCGCAAACACTGGTTACACAGTCAAGATAGACAACGTACAGATCGGGCCAGTTCAATCAAATGAGCTTGGGACGATTATTACAGACGCACAAACTTATACTCCAACACTTAGCACTGGCGCGTTTGGTACTAATACAAACTATTTTACATGGCAACGCATAGGCGATTCGGTTCGCATCATTGGAAGAATAGCACAAACAGGGGCAGGAACGGCCGGTTCTGGTAACTATCTTCTATCACTACCAACAGGGTTAACGATTGACACTGCGAAGATTACACCTGCGGTTAATTTTTATAATACTTCAGTTGGTAGCGCAGCTATAGCTGGTACGACACTCACTAACTCACTAGGTACAGTATTTGCTGCAACAAGCACGTCAATCGGTATTGCATATGTAAACGCTACAGCAAACGCTACATTATGGAGTTCTAGCGTTCAATCACTAGGTGACGCAAACGTATCTGTAGCGTTTGATGCACTAATTCCAATTCAAGGATGGTCCTCCTCCTCCGTTAGTTCTAGTGCGGATTATACTACTAGAAAAATTAACGCTAGGTATTCTGTACCTACAGGTACATTAGCGGCTTCATACAATGTCGTTAAATTCACTACTAAGACTTATGACCAAGATTCGTCTTATGATACGTCAACAGGATTATATACTGCAAAAAGCGCTGGTGAGTTCAAAGTTTCGGCTAACGTTATAGTTACTGGTACATCATCGGTAACAACATCACTTATAGCGCTGCAAGTTTTTAAAAATTCTACTGCGGTATCTACTGTTTATAACCCTGGAGTTACAACAGGTTCACAAGAGGTAACTTCCTATATATCAGACACAGTTTCAGTTGTAGCGGGTGATACAATAAGCATTAAGTGTTACACTGTGATGACAGGAAGCCCTGCTTATAGCTCTACGTCAAATGGTTTTATATCTATTGAAAAGTCACAAGGCCCATCCCAAGTGCTGCCGAGCGAGAGCGTAAACATGCAAGCCGCAGGAACTACAACCGGCGGGACAGGTGCAGATTCCATTATTATTTTTGGGACTACCGTTTTTGATTCTCATGGCAGTGCTTACAATACCTCAACAGGTAGATATACTTGCCCGATGGCAGGAAAATATAGGGTTTCTGTAGCTATAAATGGATCTAATGCTGTTGCATTGAAGTTGTTTAAAGATGATTCTTACACTAGATGGATAGGAAACACACCTTCTGGCGTTGGCGGTGGATCGACTATAGTTAGTTGTTTGGCGGGAACAATATTAGACGTTCGATCAAGTGCGAATCTAGGTGCTTATTCTTCATCTGATAATTCTAGTTTGTCAATCGAAAGGATTGGTTCATAACATGAAACTAATCTTCATCTTATTCTGCCTAACAATATCAGCTTGCAGTCAAAGACTAATCGTCAAAGATTGCGACAAAGTAGCAAACGAAAAACCGGAGTGGGTATGTACATATTAATTTTGTTACCATTCTTAATCGGTTGCTCAACACCGAAATACAAAATTATTTGTGAACCAACTTACAAATCGCAAAAATGCGAGAAAGTAGAGATATAAATGGCTGTTTCATCTATCCCAGAATATGGGCATTTAGTACCAACAAGCGCATCGAAATCTGTTACGACTGCAGGTACACGAGTACAATTATCAACAGATTCTTCGATACGATCTGGTTATATTGTTATTCAAGCACTATCGACAAATTCAGGTAAGATTTTTTTAGGTGGAACAACGGTTTCATCTTCAAATGGTTTAACATTATCCGCAAGCGCATCTGTTACCTTAAATGCTGAAGCAATTAAAGGTGGCGCTAGGATTTATCGACTGAGTGACTTTTATATTGATTCATCTGTTAACGGTGAAGGCGTAAATATTACATACTTTCTAGAGGCAACATCATGAGTATACAAGTCAATAACCCGCCTAGTACGGGTGGTGGTGGTGGTACTGGTAATATTCTTTCTATTAACGGAGATACCAACGCAGCACAAACGATTGTACCGGCTAGCACTGGCACTGATTTTACTATTGCTACAGCTGCAGGTGTAACAACTGTTGCCATACCTACAGCAAGTGCAACGAATCGAGGATTATTATCAAGTTCTAACTTTACGACTTTTAATAATAAAGAACCTGCAATTACTGCAGGTACAACTGCACAATATTTAAAAGGTGATAAATCATTAGGTACATTAGTAACAGATACACGTCTCGGTCTATCTGCTACCGCACCTGTTTTATATGATAATTCAACTGGGATTATCTCAATGCCTTCGGCGACAACTAGTGCTAATGGCTATATGCCATCATCGTTGGTGACTACAATAACAACTCAACATGTAGACTTAGGTAATGGAACTGAAGGGGCAATAACTTTAAATTCCGGCGGTACTGTTTCTATTCCATTACGCACTATGTGTTATTCGTCTTTGACGATTACGAACAACACAAACGTTACAACAGGTAATATGCGCGTATTTATACAAGGCGCATTTCAAATAGATGCAGGGTCTTCATTTGGTAGAAATGGCGCAACAGGTGGTAATGCTTCAGGTGGTACGGCAGGTACATTAGGCGCAGCAATTTCGGGCGGTGATATTGGCGCTTCGATTGCCGGGACTGCAGGTGGTACAGGTAGCACAGGTGCAGGAACTCAAGCAACGAGTCCGACAGCAAGTGCTATTTCATTTGGTGGGTCTGGTGGACAAGGTTCTGCAGGTGGTACGTCTGGAGCAAATGCAGGCGGTGCTTTACGTGCAGGCGGTGCAAATACTTATCGTGGCATTACTTTTTTAACTCAACATTTTCTTACTGCAGCTGTTGCAGTGGGTTGTGGTGGTGGCGGTGCTGGTGGTGGTTCTGGTGGTGGCGATGGTACAAACTCTGGAGGTGGCGGAGGTGGCGGCGGAGGCGGTGGCGGTGCTGTAGTTGTATTTTGTGGAAGCATAAACAATGCAGGAACCATAAGCGCAAACGGTGGTATCGGTGGCAATGGTGCCGCGGGCGTCGCTGGTAATGCTGCAGGCGGTGGTGGTGGCGGCGGTGGTGGCGGTGGTTTTTGCTATATCGTCTATAACTCAACCACTGGATCGGGCTTAGGAACTATTACAGCAAGCGGCGGGAATGGCGGCAATGGTGGCGCTGGCAGTGGTACTGGCGGTGCTGGTACTGCAGGCGTAGCAGGTTCAGCGGGTTACGTCGTTAAATTCAATTCAACCACAAGAGCATGGAGTTAATATGAACGAAGTAGAAACTAGAGAAATTTGTTGTCAAGGTTGTCAAAAACCACTTGGCACAATGGAACGACCTAAGGGCACATTGCCAGAGCATTGGGCAGCGTATCTATCAGGTTATTTTTGCGAATCATGCATAGATCAACAACAAGGGGAACAACAACAATGATGCAACAAGAAAAAAAACCATTTAGCAAAGAAGAAGTTCTAAAAGTATTAGAACAACTGATGGGTGAAATGGGCGCAATGGATAAATTAGATATGCCAGACATGGAAGGCAAAGCGCATGAAGATTCTGAATCAAAGAAATTTGAATCAGATGAAGACATGGGAAAAGTAACCGATGCCGTTGACTCTGGTGATTCTAATCCAGAAAAAGATCCATCCGGTGTTGATGAAAGTCCATCGGTTAACAAAGAAACATCTATGCCAAAAGTTCTTCCAGGTGCAGAAGATAAAATGAACACAGGCGTTGATGAAAAAGATGATTCAGATATGGTTTCTTATTTGAAATATAAAATGAAAGGTCAAATGTACAAATGATATACACGACCGAAGACTTAATAACGTCGATTAAAACACGCGGATTATTGCCGTCGTCTCAATCGACTTTTCAGGACTCAAACTTAATCAGTTTGATGAACGAAGAAATTATGTCTTCGATCGTGCCTGATATCATAACGATGCGTGAAGATTTCTTTTTAAGATCAAAAGATTCGACAATCACAGCTGGCATTTCACGTTACCCAATGCCAGATCGTGCGATTGGTAATGTTCTTAAAAAGGTGTTTTTAAAAGATTCTTTAACGAATCGTAAAGAAGTACCGCGTTTAAACATTAGCGACATGATAGCTTTTACATCTACAGGCGAAGTGGTTGGATATTTACTTGAGGGTGATTACGTAAAAATCATACCAGCTACAGCAACATTCCCAACAATGGAAATGTGGTATTATGAAAGGCCTTCAAAACTAGTAGAAACAAGTCTGTGCGCTAAAATAACCGCAATTTCTTCAGGTTCAGGAACAACTACGTACACGGTTAACACAGATCTTACAGGGTCTTTATCTGTTGGTAGTCAAGTTGACTTTCTTAATTCGACAAGTCCTTTACTGTTATGGTGTAAGGATGTTGTAATTACTGCAATCACTAGCACTACTATTTCGGTTTCAACAACAGATGTATCAAACGAAAATGGCGACATAGAATTACCGCAAGTTAACGACTATATATGTCCGCAGTTTTCGACTAATATACCGATGTTACCAGAAGAGTTTCATCCTATTATTGTGCAACTTACTGTAGCTAGATGCATGGAGGCTTTGGGTCACATGGACAAACTGCAAGCAGTTAACGCGAAACTAAGTGAGATGCGTAAGTCTGCAATGGATATGATTGCCAATAGGGTTGATTCTGAACCAAGTAAGATTATCAACAGAAATTCTATTTTAAGATATTCTGGACGGTCTCTATATAAGAATGCGGTTGTGAGATAATGCAAGAATCAATCACTAAATGCTTAGGACTAGTTACGCAGTATAATTCGCTCACTACAGCAAGTGGCGCGATGTCGCAAGCAGACGATTCAATTGTTAGACGTGAGAACATTATTGAATCAAGACGTGGTTACAATTCTTATTCTAGTGCTTCATTATCTAGTACACCAACACAACTTACAACGTATCTATCGAAAGTAATTGCGCATCAAGGCACCACACTTTCGTATGATAATGGATCTGGTACGTTTGCTAATTATAGCGGTTCTTATAGTGCGCCTAGTGGATATTTGATTGATTTTTGCGAGGCTAACGGAAACTTATATTTTACAACATCAAATGGCCTTCGTTCGATGGTTAATATTAGTGGTACAGCAGCAAAAAAAGTCGGTGTATCTAAACCTATCGAAATAGGTGTTTCTAGTTGGACGACTAGTGCTGCTATAAACTCATTCGATAATGCGCACTATGCTGCATATAGAGCGTTGCTTGTTAGAACTGATGTAAATTCAAATGTCATTTATTCATCTGCTTCAGCTAGACAGTTTGTATTAAATGATTCGACTTGGACACCTGCAGGCCCTAGTGCTAATGCAAGCCCTGTTATTCGAGTTTATTTACCTGCAGAAATAGGAACTGAAATTTCAAATGGTTCAGCAAGTGCAACAGACTATCAAGCACAATTATATAGAACTGTAATAGGTGGAAACTATTCTGCAACAGACGGAGACGTTGCAGGTGATGAAATGTATCTTGTTTACCAAGTAACATTATCATCAACAGATATTTCAAATGGATACGTAGAAATAACTGATATAGTTCCAACTACAATACCCACAGGCGCTAGCTTATATGTAAACGCAACTCGTGAAGGAATAACTCAAAATAATGATAAGCCACCATTAGCTAAAACAATTGCTTTATATAAATCAAGTTATCTAATGTTGGGTAATTGTACGATGAAGCATAGACTAAAAGTAACGCTTCTTGGGGCAGCTGCATTAGCTGTAAATGATACTGTTACCGTTGCAGGTGTAACTTATACAGCAAAAGCTGCTGAATCAATTGCATCGAATCAATTTCAATTATTTACTGCAACAAGTGTTTCTTTGAATGTTCAAGAGACAGCAAAAAGTTTGTGTAGAGTGATTAACAGATCAGCATCTAATACAACAATTTACGCTTATTATCAGGGGTCCACCGCTAACAATGGGGCAAACATAGGCCAAATAGTATTTGAAGAGCGTGAACCAGGCGGTGCAGGGTTTGGATTTTCAACTAGTTCAGGCGGTACAGACGCGTTTTACCCAAAACCTTCTACTAGTGTGCCTACTAGTGGTGATCTATTTTCAAAAGCAGAATCACAACCAAACTATTTATATTACAGTAAAGCTCAACAATTTGAGTCATTTCCAGAGTTAAATTACATTCAAATCGGACCAAAGAATAAAGCGATTATTCGAATCAAGGCTTTACGTGATTCATTAATTATCATGACAGAAGCAGGTGTGTATCGTTTGACGGGCGACTCGCCATCTAGCTTTTCGATTCAACCACTTGATTTAAATGTTATTGTTAAAGCTAAGAATTCGGTTGCTACGTGTAACAATTTGATATTTGCGTTAACGAATCAAGGTGTTGTTTCTATATCTGATAATGCGGTTGAAACGATTAGTCGAAAGATTGAACCAAGCATCAATCCACTGCTAACGTACACATCAATTGATACATATTCTTACGGTGTAGGTTATGAATCAGAAAGACAATATTTATTGTCAACAATGACGGACTCAACTGATACATCGGCAACTCAAACATTTTGTTACAATTTATTCACAGGGTGTTGGACGCGTTGGACTTACGGAATATCAAGCGCAGTAGTTGAATCAAGTGTTGATAAACTATTTTTCACTAAACCAAACGCAAATTATGTATATAGAGAGCGAAAGTCTTTTTCCAATGATGATTACAGTGATCCTAATTTTGATATTACTATTACTTCTATCAATGGATCAGTAGTTACAATAAGTGGTACTGCTCCAGTTATAGGCGATGTTATTTCTCAAACGGCAGACAGCTTTACGACTCAAATAGTTATCACTAACGTTGTATCTAATGGTGCTTATTATGATTTGACGTTAGACAATCAACCGCCATCTACTTGGTACGCTGGCACTGCGACCATATATCCTGCAATTCCATTTACAATAGCATGGAAGGATTGGGTTGCAGAACAACCAGGGGCACTAAAATGTGTGTCTCAAATTCAATTATTAGCGGATTCACAAAGTGACAATAATACGACGACTCAAATTATTGCAGGTTTCGAAACTGATTCAGATACAGAAGAGGATCAAGTTGCTATTTCATCGGATGCTATGGGATGGGGCGACGGTTGGGGTGATTTACCTTGGGGCGGTATTGGCGATTCTTATTCTTATCGTACTTATACACCACAGCGAAAAGTATATTCTAGATTCTTACGTTTACGGGCATTGCATCGTAGGGGTTTAGAGCGTTGCTCTGTAGCAGGTGTATCGATAACTTTTAGCATGGTTTCAGATAGGCCAAACCGATGAAGCTAGGTATTACCAGAAAGATATCGATTGAAGATATTAAGCGCGCAGGTGACGACGTCGACAAGAAGTTTAATGTTGTTTTAGACGTACTAAACCAGTTTATTGATAACGTAGGAGCTGGTTTTCAGAATGCTTTGAATCTTAGCGAAAATATATCCGGTAAAATTGTGACGGTTCAAACGTATCATGGGATTGAATTGCCATTAAATCCTGGGGTTATAACGTCACGGGTTCAAGGTGTTATTATCTTAAACCCAGACAGTCAAAGCGTGACAGGTTTTAAGTGGATAAAAGCTACGGATGGTAGCACAATAAAAGTAACGGTAAATTACTCGGGCGGGTCATCTTCGACATCTGCAAACGTTACTTATTATGTTTTCTATACATGAGGGTTAACAATGGCATATGCAGATTCAAGTGATGTATTAACGGATGAAGAAAAGGCGGCGCAAGACGCTGCCGCACTTGGTACGCCTGTAACTAGTGGCGCAAACGTTACAGCTCCTAGTGTTAGCGATACAACAGCACAATCAGGTACGGGTGGTTCTACAGGTGCGCCGCAATTTGTAAACTTAGCGGATTATGTTAATGCAAATGAATCAGTAAAAGATGTAGGCGCAAATGCTATTACAAATAAGGTTAATACTGATATCGGTACGGCAACGAATGATTTAAATAACACGGTTTCGTCGAACACATCGGCTGCTAATACAGCGGCAAATCCTACGTATACGACCGAAAATATTGGCGACATTTTATCTGGTACGGACAAAAATGCACTTACAGGTTTTACAGATTGGTGGAATAAGGCAGAAACGCCAACTAGTGCGCCTGTTTTGACGGCTTCAGACGCTATTGCTAAAGATAATTCTGCACTTGATAAAACAAGTAACCCAACAACTGGGGTTAGTGCATATGATACATTTTTTTCTAACACAGTTGGACCTAGCGCTGCTAGTTGGCTAGATAAGTCAGTATATGGAAAGTCTGCAGATACTGCACGAGATACCGCTAGTAAAACTTTATCTGATTACGTAACAAATACAGTTGGCGGCGCACAGAATGATATTAGTTCAGCATGGCAAAAAGCTGATCAAGCTAAAAAAGATACTAAAGAAGCATTAAAAGGATACATGGGTGGTCTTCAAACTACTCTTTCAAAAAACATTCAATCAGGGGTTGATGCTTATAATAATCCACTAAATTCGGCTGATAGTGCAGCGAAAGCGGCACATGATAAGTGGGTAAAAGATAAAGCATCTTATGATCAAAGCCAGACAACAGGTATTGATCAAGGTAACGGTATAAAAATATATGGTGATGTTCAAAATCCTGGAGCAGAACCAGTTTATACACCACAACAAAAAGCATCATTTGATCCGTCAACGGGCCAATATACAGGAAATACAATTGATAAAAATACTTTGAATCAATGGAATAATATTTCGTCTTTCTTAAATGGTGCTGGTGGTCCGAAGATCACGCAAAACAATCAACCAAAAGTTAGTGGTTCGAAAATGGGATATAACCCATACAGAGGTAGATAATTATGGCAACAGAAAAGTTTTTATCAGAATTACCAGTAGTAGGCGGTTTGTTTGATGACTCAGATGAGAAAATGCAACGTGAGTTACAGGCATATAAACAATTCATGCTTAGTCATCAACCAGAAGAGCTAAATTATGGTTCTGACTTATCGTCTGTTGGTTACACTCCTGAGAGCGCAAGTTATTCAACAATTTCAGAAGACCCAGCAACGAGAAGAGCGCAGCTAGAAGCGTTGCAATCAATGAAAGGTCTATCTGAATCTGGTTTATCAGATGCAGATAGGGCTGTGTTTTCTCAAGCACGTCAAGAAGCAGATCAACAAGCACAATCAAATAGAGCGGCTCAATTACAAAATGCACAAGCACGTGGCGTAGCTGGTAGCGGTCTAGAGATGCAGATGTCCGCACTAGGAGACCAAGAAGCGGCAAATCGTGCAGCACAAGCTAATATGGCGCAAGCAGGACAAGCGTCACAAAATAAGGCTAATTATCTTCAAGCTTATTTACAAGGCACAGGTCAACAACGTGATCAAGATTATAGAACACAAGCCAACAATGCTGATATCGTGAATAAGTTCAACATGTACAACACAGGTGCAGCGAACGATGCAAGAGCATACGGCGCACAATCACAAAATCAGATGGCACAATTTAACAAATCAGGTCAACAAAATGCGCAACAAGGCACACAAGCAAATTACCTAGATTGGCTTGGTCAAATGGGTAATGCCTATAGTGGCACTACTAAAGGTTACGCAAGCGAAGCTGCAGCGCGATCTGGCAATAGATCAGCAAACACGCAAGCCGCTGCGAATATAGGAATGGCAGCTGCTGGTATGCCTAGCGTACCTGTAGCATCAAAGGCAAAAGTAGCATCACCAAATATATCTACGTATGAAGATGATTACTTAAATGGTTATGGAGAAAGATCAGTATGAGCGATGAACTAAACTTTTCAGCCTTAACACCTGAAGAACAAGACGCGATCAACAAGAAAGCGATGCTTCAAAATACCATAGGTGGTATCGGACAAGCATTGGCAAATCAACATAGTGCAGGGGAGTATTTTCTAGGACAACCAAGACAAAATGTCGAAATACAACAAATTGATCCTATTGATTATCAGAAAAAAGCTATGCTCAATAAATATCTTATTGAGTCTAGAGACCCTAATTCTGAAATGTCAAAAAGAGCACAATCAAATTATATGGATAAAATTGATGCTGCCAAAGGTGTAGTCCAACAAGATCAATGGCCTACATTAGAAAAAATGAAATTAAATGTACCAAAACTTAGCTATATTGATCTGAAAAATAAAGATGATCAATTTAATCCACTTGATCAAATGGCTAAATACTCTATCGGAAAACAATATAATGAAATGGTTACAGATAGGATATTGGGAGCAGGAAAGTTACAGTCAGACGCTGCAGCTCAAAGACAAGCTTTAGATCTTAAAGCTCAAGATACTAGACAAGCAAACCAAATAGCTGCACAAGCAAATAATACAGCTACTGTTGTAGGTGGAGAGAATACAAGAGCAGAAAAAAAAGGGGCGCAGGAAACAATAGAACATGCAGCCCAAAGAATATTTGAAAAAGAACAAAAAGATTTAGATAGAAAAAACGCAATTAAATTAAAACTTTTAGAATTACAAAATAAAGACAAAATGGAAAAACTACCCCTTGATGTAAAACAACAGGTGGACGTTTTATCTAAAGCAAACGGAAACTTATTAAAAGGAAGAAATGCTGTAAAAGACGTATATGATAAAATTGACACACTTCCAAAAGATCAACAAATAGTTGCTTTTGAAGGTTTGTTAAAAACAATGAATGACCCACAGAATTCGGACGCAGTAGGTATGGCTGAAGCTCAAAGACTAATGCCTTTTGTAGAGAATCACGCATTTAATTTTTTTGGACCAGGACCAAAGTTTGGACGTGATCTAAAGGCAGCTAAACAACAGCTTGGCATTGCTATTGATAGTTATCAAAACAGAATAAAAAAGAATAATGAAGACATTCAATCATTAATAAACAATGGTGGATCAGTTTCATTACCACAACAAAATGTACCTATTAATACTAAGTCGCCACCGAATGGACCTCCTGTAAACGCTGATTTAACAAAAATGAATGCAGCACAATTAAAAGAATACATTCAAACACATAAAGGCCCATAAAATGGAAGATACAAAAGCACTATTAGAAGAGGCACAAAGGATTCAGTTATTAAAAGAAGCACAAGCCATTCAATTAAGTGCTATTGATTCACACCATAACGAAATTGATTATAACCAAAAACCTAATAGCTTAACTGATAACGCTACAACATTTGGTAGATCTGCACTTGAAGGTGCAACAATGGGAATTAGTGAGCCTGTTGTGTCTGGTTTAAAATCTACTTACGAAACAGCTAGGAATAAAGACTCTGATTTACGTCAAAATTATATTAATGATGTAAAAGCAAGAGAACAGTCAAAGCAAGAAAATCCAATGTCTGACTTATCTGGAAAAGTTCTAGGTGGTTTCGCTTCAGGAGCATTAGTACCAGAAACAATGTTACCATTCAAATTAGGAGCTGCAATATCTTCTAAGATACCCACAATGGCTGAAGGCACAGGGGTAATGTCTAAGATTGTACCTATTGGTGTAAATACAGCTAGAAAAGCATTTGTTGGAACATTAGAAGGCGGCCTAGGTGGTGGTATTTCTCAAACAATACCATACGGTGTAAAAAAGATTACAGGATTTGATGAAGATCAAAACCCACTAGAATCAGCTCAAACAGGTGCAATTGTTGGCGGTTCAATAGGTGGAATTCTTGGATTAGGCGAAGCTGGTGGTAGATTTATTTCTAAAGTAGCAAGAACAGCAACAAATTTAGACATGGCAGATCTTAGAAATTACGCTGTAAACTTTAAAAAAATAAACCTTGGAAATCCAGAAAGCATTCATTTTGAACAAGTGAAAGACGGTATTGATAATTTAATTTCTAAATTAAGAACAGATGCAGAACAATCTAAGATTGATTATACAGACGCATCAAAAGCATTAGATGAAGTTACTTCTCACTTAGATGACATGTCTTCTCACCCGGTAATAAAAGAGCAACTACAAAGAGTTAAAGAAGCACAAAATGCATTTGATAACGCAGCAAAAATGAAAGTTCAGCAAATGCGTGAAACAGACGCACCACTTCATTTAACAGATCAAGTTAGACAATCAATGAAGCAATTACATGATGACGTTGTTCAATCATCTTCTGAAGGTTATGATATACTTGATAAGTATAAGGGTAAAATATCAGTTAAGGCAGAAGTTAATAAGCCACTAAAAGAAATGATGGATTCTTTGCTTGTAAACGGTAAATTTCCAACAGCTGGTGCTGAACAAGAATACAATGCAATCGATGCACAGCGCAGAAGGCTTAAGGGTCTTGGTAAAATAGATTTTCAAGAAGTAAAAAGAACCTTACAGTTATTAGATAAAGAAAGTGCAAAAGCATATTCTAATAACCCTGCTGAATTCAACAATATTTCATTAGATGCAATCAAGAAGGCACGTGGTATTCTTAATGAATCACTAGGTCAAATGGTCCCAGAATATGCAGAACACATGGCAGAAAATGTTGCACCAAAGACTAGAATGTTAAATGAAATGGATGGTTTATTTACAGGTAAAGATCATCCACAAACTGTATCAACTATTGCCAATAGCATTTTGAAAACAAAAGATCCGAAGAATCAATACGTTTTAGATTATTTCAAAAAACTAGGTGATGCTACCGGTGTTGATTACATTAGTGAATTGCAACCGTATATAAATGCAAAACAAACACTTGGAAAGCAATCTTTAATTACTGCAGAACAACAAAAGTTACCAGAGTTACAAGTTCTTAATCAGGAAATTGGCAAAGAAGGTGAATTACGTAGAAAGCTATATGATGAGTTAAGACAAAAACAAAATGTAGCTGCAGATAGATTGATATTTACAAATGAACAGCAAGTACAAGCTGATAGACGATTTGATCCTGTAAAGAATTGGAATGAATCAAATAGTGAAGCTAAATTAAAAACATTACAAGGTAAAGTAAATTCACCTGAAGAAGGTTTTTACAATAAACAAATTACGCAACATTTAGAAGAAAATGGAGCGCCTAATTTAACAAGCGACTTACAAGCATTAAGAACAAGACAACAAATAAACAAAGATAATCCAGCTGGTTCTAAATGGGTTGTTGGCGGTATTAATACATTTGGTCCTGCAATGGGTGCAATGGGTGCTGGTCTTGGTGCAAGTGGCGGTGGTGTTGCGGCTGGCATTGGCTCAGCGATTGGTTGGGGTGCCGGTATTCTAGCTCAAAAATATGGTGGTAAAGCAACTGCTGAAATATATAGATCATTAGAAAATGGTAAGATTCAACAAGCTTTAGCATTAGCAAAAGAAAAAGTATCACCTGAAGATTACAACAATTTTAAAAATGCTTTGATTATGGGCTTTAGCAAAATGCCAAAAAAACAAGAACAAGGTACATCTGAAGCTATAACAGATCGGTATATTTCACCTGATCAAGCCGGAAAAGCGATGTTAGGCAAATGACACAAGACGAAATCATTGATTCAATCAAGAATATTTCTGCACTATATAAGGTGGACGAATCGTTATGCTTGGCGATTGCTAAGATTGAATCAGAATACAATGAGTTTGCAACACGATACGAACGCGATTGGCGGTACATCAAAGATCCGCAATTGTGCGTCGATCAGATGCACATCAAAGGGTATTTCATCACATTAGAAACCGAGATCGAATTACAGAAAATGTCTCATGGTGTATTTCAGTTAATGGGATCAGTCATACGTGAGTTAAAGTTTTGGGACCCACTTTTTAAGGTATATCAAGACCCAAAGATTGGCATTGTTCTAGGTGTTAAAAAAATAAAGATGTTAATGGACAAATACCTAGATGAGTATGACGCTATATCGGCATTCAATGCAGGTTCACCCAGAAAAATTGTACAGAATGGAAAGTTACAGTATTCTAATCAAAAGTATGTCGACAAGGTGTCAATGTACATGGAGCTATTAAGAGCTAAAAAGGAAACGAAAAATGAAACAATCAATCCAAGTTGAAGTGGAAAAAGAAGTTTACGAACTAGGCGCAGCTTTTGTTGCGATCTGTAAAGCGTTCGCGGACGCGAAGGCAGACGGTAAAGTAGAACTTGCTGAAGTTGTGGCTTCACTATCACTACAACTACCTGCATTCATTGCTGCAGCTGAAGGACTATCTTCGCTACCAGCAGAAGCAAAAGAAGATGTTGGTTGCTTTGTTAAAAGCATTGCAATTCAAGTCGCAGACGGCGTTTCTACCCTTCTAGTAAAAAAGGTCTAAGCGACAACATTAACCGCCCTAAGTTGCCGCGTTTTCTAGTAATGGGCGTAGCGGCTTGGGGCAGTTATAAACAGGTGGAATATATATGGTCTATGTTGAAATCGTTTTGGCAGCACTTAAAGCAATTCCTACACTTATAGATGGGATCAAACAAATTGCTGATAAGATCGGTGAGTTAGCAGAAAATCAGCGTATTCATACGCTAGAATTACAATTTCAAAATGATTTAGCAGTAGCGAAAGCAAAAGGTGATACACATGGGCTTGAAATACTATTTGGTAAGCGTTCTAGCATTAAGCCTTAATGGATGCCAAACCCCTGGCGGTGATTTTCCTGAATGGCATGGGAAGTTATGGAATGCGAATTCTGATCGTGAGGGCATTGAACGCACTCAGGATAATGAATTCATTTCATCAGGCGATCCACTATTCAATCAGTACATCTGTACCTCTCAAGCAGACTTAATGGAATTGTATCAAAACATGCTAAAGTGTAAGAAGTGGTCGAAGTGATATGTCACAGATAGTACAGAAAATGAAACCAGAAAATCTTATTAACATCGTGGCACTTGTATCTAGTCTGCTAGTAGGGGCCGCAACAGTTACGGCATTCGTTCATAGTAATTTTGTACCAGAAGAACAGTACAACAAAGATCAAAACGCTATGACTCATCGGCTAGATCGCATTGAAGATAAGATTGATCAGCTAATTAAAAAATAGCATCAAAAGCAATACAAATGTGCGGTATTGCAACCGCATACGATTTAGATGTGATGATCTTTGTGATACATGAATCATCATCCCAAAGAATACCGTTGCCTGCATCCATTACAAGTTTCAAATAGTTATCAAGATCAGGACGTGTTGTGACATGTAACGTATTAGCCTTAGATTTTGGTCTATCAATATAAAAATGAATGGTTACGTGACAAGCGCGCGTTTTAGATAAAGGGAATTCAGGCTTACCTTGAATCCATTTCATCATCGTGCTCTTAAGCACATATTCAGCATCTTTTGTCTTTTGTGGTGTATACGTATGGCCATTTTTAGTCATTCGTGGTCGTGCCTTAGCAACTGGAACCATATCACACGTGAGCATGTACATTACATTATTGTAATTGCTTATAACGAAATAGAAAACGTTTTGTTTGAATGTATCTTTCTAGTTCTTCACGCGGCAAAGCCATGAATTCAATAGTCTTTCTCATAGACTCAAGATCAGTAAGACGGCCAATATACCCAGCATTTCGAGTGGATGGGGTTGAACAATTATAACAAGAAACAAAGCGAAAATTAACACTGCCGCTATCGGTCTCAATATTTCCATTATAACTCTCTTCGATCTGGCCAGTGCCACCACAATGTAGGCAGTTAGACCGTGCCATTTTTTTTACCAAAATCGATTAATTGTGCTGCCTTAAGATGAGTCAAGCAATCATATGCTTTTTCCAGAGTCATGCTTACAAAGAAATATTCACCGTGTTTTGTCTTAACACTATGATACTGGTTCTTTTCACTCACTGTAATTGTGTAGTTGTAATCAATATCGCTTAGTTGCCTAAAGAATTCATACACTTCCATAATGAACCACATAATAAACAACCAATACAGAACCGATTACAGAACATACAAGTGATAGAATTCGATCGCCATCAGTAATGTTAAACATGTTTTTCTATTTCCTTAATAGCCTCTTCAGTTAAAACCATAGGCGACTTATCAGACATATAAACCATTTCGTAACCATTTGTAATGGTCATGTACGCTAGAAATTTTGGGTTAACAACAACAGCTACTTTCTTTAACTTCTCAGTATTTTGCCAAACAGGTAACTTTATGAATGTTTTAATTTCTAGAATAGACTTAACCCCATTTTGAGTTAAGAAAAAGCTAGTAGGAATTTGATCAACAATAAAATCAGCTAGTACAAGTTCGGGTTTATCTTCATGCGGATGCAATGCCGCACTTAGAATCATATCTTGATTCAAAATAATATTTTTAGTCTGATCACGATCAGACGTTGTGTATACTTCTAGTTTTAATAGTTTCATCGTTTCCCCTTTGGAACTTTAGTCATTAGATATAAGTTTACGTATTCGTCACCGTTTTTACTAGCCCATTCGTTTAGTTCAGCCATATAAAACACACGCGCGCGTGGAACGCCGTTTTCCCACTTAAGCCAAGTAGCTGGTAGTGTGATCATCAGCTTGTCGTACTCTGTAGCTGGCCTATTCATACCATTAACCAATTGTGATGATGAAATACCGATACATCTAGCTAGATCGTACGTCGTTAACGGATCTTTTGTCATAATAGACGACACTAGACGGCGCGATATCTCGGCTTTATCCGGTGTCGTTCTACGTGCCGAGTAGTTCTCTACTCTAAGAACCATCTTACCAAACGGTGTCTCTACTAGCTTTCGCTCTCTCGCACCCAAAGTCTGATCAAAAGTGTAGCTGCGTGTCGGTAACGGTGTCGTTATCGTGTCCATGTTTACCTTTATAGTGTGAAACAACCGTATCGAACCCAAATTGATTTGGAGTGAATTCGATTGAATCAAAATTAAGTTCATTCAAAAAGAATTGCGTTGGCACATGTTGCAATGCCAACGCAACTTTCTGTATTGGAGCACAGAACATTTCTAGTTGATCACGTAACTTTTGGTATCTGTGCTCAGGATACCAAATCATCACTCGGTCTTTTGCGCCATTACCAGTTAAATAGTAGATCAAACAAAGCACTTTAGGCTTCCATGGACTTACTTCTATTTTAGATATGGCGCATTTAACATTCATTTAGAATGGCATATCTTCTGCGGGTGCTTTTGGAGTAACAAAGTAAGATATTTTGATCGATGGACCATACATATCATTACCTGGTTCTTGTTTTAAGAATGCCATACATTTGTGGTTTAATAATGAATCGACATTGGTTAACTTAGTTACGCCGCTTTTAGAGTATTTCAAAAACTGCGCAATTTGTTTAACAGCAATGGTTTTAGTCGTTGGTGTCGGATGAAAAATGTTAAAATAGTGAAACACAGGTAGCCCTAGATCACATACTTTGAATTTACATTTAATCGACTTATTACCTGTTTTTGAGATATATTCTTCGGCCGATACACACTCAACCATATATTCACCTGGTTCAAATGGTGCTGGTTGGTATTCAGTCTCAACTGACAATACGTCTAAATCTAGATCATTTAGATTGTTCATTTTTGGTTTCTTTCTTTATTTTTAAGAAGATACCAGACAAGTCTGGGTCTTCCATGGGTTTTAATCGCCCACTGCGATCTTTTGCAATGTAACGATCTGATTTCGATGTATACAACATTCTAGACGTTGCACTATCTTCTTTTACAGACAATCCGTAAAAGAAAACTTCATCAAAAAATTGTGGTAAATGTTCGCCAATAGAGCCTTGAATATTGATCAAGGCATTACGGCAATTTGTATCATCCTTATCAAATTTAACTAATGCAGTCATCACGACATTGTATTTTGGTAGGTCCCTAAATGCTTTGATGATGGAACGCATCTTATCATTATACTCACCCCATAATTTTAGTGCGTCTTTTTTCTCAGGAAATTCTAGTTTGAATTTTTCAGAAACATTTTGACCAATCTCAGTCAACGAATCAATAAACACGTTATCATATTTTGCAAGCGACTCAGGCTTTAACAAAAATTTATAGACTTCCATTATGCGATCAATTTTCATTGACTTAGTCACAGGCTTTCCTGTGTCATCAACAGATAAATCAATAACGTCTATGTCGAAATTAGCAAGCGATAGAAGCCCACTTTCGGCTGAAATAACAAGTGTTTTTCCATTAAGTGTTGAAGCTAAATAAGTTTTACCTATTCCAGATTCACCGTAAATTAAGGCTTTTATAGCGTGATTTGCGCTAGCGCGCGTAGATGTAATTTTCATAATTCATTTCCAGTGACTTTGTTATGTCTAAGAATAAAAAAGCCGTCAACTTATTTTTTCCAAAATAGATTGACGGCCTTTACTGGTTGAATGAATCTTTGTGAACGAAAGCAGAGAACTTATGATTCACAAATACTATGACAACGGTCTATCACTGATTGCAATTATTCCAAAGACTAAAGAAGCAAAAGATAAAAAATGGGAACAATTCTGCACTAGGATGCCAAGCGAAGAAGAGATTGACGAACTAGAAGCACAATTAAAATATGGGTTAGCTGGAATTGGGGCTGCTATGGGTTGTGTACAATCAAGTGGTTGGGCTGCTTGTGCATTGGATCTTGATACAAATGATCCTATTATTCTTAGTATATGTCCAATTAGCCCAGTAATGTTAATGGGCCAATCGGGACGACGTAAATATTTTTTCAAAACTAAAGAGGTCATTCGAGTCAAACACAAGGCAGGTGTCGATTTCCTAGGAGTTGGTAGTTATTGCATTCTTCCCCCAAGTATTCACCCTGATACAGGTAAGCCTTATTACTGGGCAACACCTGATACTTTAGAAAATACACGCGTAGAAGATCTACCAGAACTTGATTTTTCTTTTTGGGATAAAATACCAGATGAAGATTCGACATTTGGTGTAAGTGCAAAAAAAGGCAGAAACAACACACTAAAACCAATTGTATGTGCGATGTTAATGAAGCGATACGACCTAGGCACGATAATTAACGAAATATATAATGAATCCATGCGACTATTTCCTGATAGTCCTTTGTTTTACGATAAAGCCGAAGGCTATCCGGCTTCTGATAAAAAACAAGCAATGAAAAATGCAGGTAAATTCGTTGTCAGTATGGCGCAATCATTATTAACGAATGATGTTCTAAATCTAGAGGCAGAAGAGTTTGTCTTTATAAAAGAAAATGCCGTTGCAATAAATAAAGCCACTAAATTTCCTGAACCAAGAGGATTGTTAAAAGATATTTACAATTTGGTTTTAGACCATACCCCAGAACGTTGCCCCGAGTTTGCTTTCGGTACTGCAATTGCTGCGATGGCCACCATTTGCTCTAATCGGTATCAAGTCAAAGGCATTGGTGCCAACATGTATATTTTACTGGTTGGGCCGTCAGGGGTTGGTAAAACATCAAATATCAAACCCGTCAAAAAGTTGTTAACAACCGTATTACCGCATTCGGTTGGTTACAATAGTTACACTTCCGTCAGGGCTATGGTGAATGGATTAGAAATTAATCCTGCGCGAATAGACATCATGGATGAATTCGCTAATTTCATGATGCAATTCAGAAATTCTAATAACACTAGTTCGGCTGAGCTTCAGCAAGCGATTGCCGACATTTGGTCATCTAGTACGGATACATACAAAACGAAGGCTTACGCGCCAAAAGAGAAGGAAACTGAAGAGGATAACAAAGGAAAGGGCGTCACGTTACATAATCCATGCGTTTCTATTCTTAGTGCTATTCAAAACAGCCTTTTTTCGAAGTATGCGACAGAAGAGGCAATTCATGGTGGATTCTTACCTAGATTCTTTTTCTGCGTGACGCAAGGATCAGAAATACAGCCATATCGACCGATAGACACAGATGCTAGTGATTTTATCAATATCGCTAATCAGATCACTAAAATAGTGAATCGAAAAAGAACTTTTACAGTAAAAGAGAAAACCAAAAGAGTTATACCGCATGATTTATGGCAACATACTAAGCCTTTTGAGGATCTAGAGCTAAAGATTAAAAGAGATGCTGAGAAGATCTACAGTCAAGAAGGTAACGAAATACTGGCACCGTTTTATAAGCGTAGGTTTGAGAATATAGCGAAGCTAGCGATGATTGACTGTATTGCCACTAGTGTGGACAAAGATCCAAGGGATCCGTCTAACGGCATTTATATCACTGAGGGTAACTTGCAGTGGGCTGAACAGGTCTTCGACTTTGGTCTTGAGTCTATGACTCCACAATTGAACCTAATAGGTGCCAATCCGTTGGCAAAAGAAACTGGGAAGATTCTAGGATTCATTGCATCTAAAGAACAAGGCGCAAGCGGTCGTGAAATTCAGCGCAAGTTTCATAAGGATGAACGAACCGTTCAATCTGAGCTTGTTTATTTAGAACAAGTCGGTATGATTAAAAAAGACACATCCAATGCTGTTACACGTTACAAGATCGCCTGATCTTCGAACAACCTCTCAAAAACAATCAAATAACCCGTTTCTAGAATCGCAGAATAAAGTGTCACACTTTTTAGGGGGTATAGAGTACTAAAAAAAAGTACTCTATACCCCTCTGAAAACGTGACACCATACGTAACTGCGAATGGGTTATACTAGAATCATCTGTTTTTTTTACTTTACTTTACTACTTATTACTATACTCTACATAATGAGAGACTATATCAAGTCAGTTTTTAAAACCAAGAACCTCAAAATATTCCAGATATCCACGTTAAACTTCTCAGAATATATTTAGGTTTTTAGATATCCAAAAAAAAGGTCATTTTCAAAAACATCATTTTCAGACATGGTTTTAAAAAAAAACATAATGAAATCAGCTATGGTCATTTTAAAAATGATGCTTTTTCAAGTGACCTTTTTTAAGGGTCGATTTTGGTTGTAGGAAGTGCCTATTTTGTTCGGTTTGTTAAAAATGATTTATTATTGAGTTATTGACCGCGTTTTCATTAGACGGCATTACAGACCGATATGAAGACATTAGAAGAAGCTAGAACGCAAGTAATGGCAAGTTTAGATGAGGGCAGCCAATGCCCTTGCTGTGATCAATACGCAAGGATGTATAAACGAAGGCTTCCCCCCGCTGCAATCAAAGGTCTACTGGGACTTTATTCACTTGCTAGGGAGGATGGTCATGATTATTATCACATCAAAGACATCTATGAGACTAGTTACGCCAAAGATGTGCTTAATATTGGGTCTATTTTTGGGTTATGCGCTCATTTTGGTCTTATGATTTCAGAAGTACGCGAAAAAGATGAAGATAACTTAGGTGAACCCGTAACCTGTAGTGGTATGTGGAAAATTACAGAATTAGGAATTGATTTCATAGAAGGACGTAAAGGAATTCATAAATACATACTAATGTACAATGGTGAAGTTCTAGGAAGAAGTGAAACGTTTGTAAACATAGACGAAGCATTAAACCATCCATTTAATTATGCTGAAATATTTGAAACCTCTTTTTACTCACAAACAAACGACAACGAAGAACAATGGCGTGGTCCTAGGGATTAATCCAGTTCAATGGGGTACGGCCGATAAACCTATTTTTGAAGCCCCAGAACCTGGAAGGTACGATTTTCAGGTTGGCGGCAAGCTCTATATTTGTATGCTTCGAAAAGGACAGCGTATCCAGATCGATTATATCGCTGGTAAAATAAATTATTATTTCTGATTATTATTTTGTTGCCACTTAGGCGACATTCGTATATTGTTAGTTCATGAAAACAAAGAAGTATAAACAACCAAAAGAAACAGTTGAATCACTAAAACGCGAACTATGCGATCTTAGTTTTGAATTGGATCAATCCATCGAGTTATCAAATCTAGTCGCTAAGATCGGTCTACGTAACATTATCGTATTTAGCGCAGACGGTGAATGGCTTGGTTGTGCTGATTCATTTGTGACAGAAGGTGAATTAGTTTCAATCACGCTTAAAAAAGTGAAAGAAGATTAAAGATGCAGCCAAAAAAAGATAAACGTGTAGTCGTTCGTGTTGAAGCCGTGCTGTATGACCTGCTAAATGAAATGTCGCTTAAGGGCGACCGCACCGTTTCCGCAGTCATCCGGCAAATCATTAAGAAATATTTTAAGGTGAAGTGATGAGTAGTTCACCAAATGGTAATAGAACTAAGGCGTTCAAAGTTCCATTCCGATCATTAAATACAGCAACCAAAAAGAAAACAGATAAACAAGTAGAGTGCGAAAATAAAATGAAAGAATTTGGTTTTCAATTACCTACATTTGAAGAAATGAAAAAGCAAAGAAGAAATTTAAAATGATTCAAAACATAAACGATTCACTTCGACCTATTGTCATTAGTATGATTGATTGGAATCAATATTCATTAATCATTGCAATAATATTTCCTACAGTGCTGTTTTGTTTGTTTAAGGCGGTTAAATGAAAAAGCAAAAGTTTAGTGGCGGCGAACGCGTGTCGTTTATTATATTTCAAACAAAATACAAAGGTACAGTCATTGCGCTTAATGACGATACAATAACAATTAAAACAAAAAAAGAATTCTATACGCTTCAATTGCCAAAATGGAAAAATCCTTATGAAATAAAAAAACTGGTGAAGAAAAAGAAACCCATGACTTATCAGGAAATTGATCAAGCTGTAAACGATCATATCAAGGTTCATTGTGATATGCTGTGTGAGATGAGAAACTCAGAACAGAAGAGATCACCTAGAGAGTGGTGGTTGGTTATTCAAAGCCAAGCTATATCTGAACATGTGTTTACAGTCGAATCACATGCAAGATCTTTTGCGCGTGGTATGTATGGTGATTGTTACGATCCGAGTTGTGTTGTAAAGGTTCGAGAAGTGCTAGACGAAACAAGTGAAGAATCATAATGGAACCGCTACTTATTTCTTACGATCTACACAAGAAACTAAAAAAGGCTGTTGAGGAAGGTATGGAGTTACCAAAATACCCTTTAACTGTTTCCGCTGAGGTTTATTGGTTGCTATATAAGTGGAACAATAGAAACAAAGACGAAACAAGTGAAGAGAAATAAACTCATGACGAGTGAAGAAATACTTGCATTAATAAATAGTGCAGAATGCGCAACTAAAGAACCTAACGCGTCTGACCGGATTACAGACATGGACTGGAAAATAATGTTTAGCGCACGCAAAAACATATTGTATCTAGGCCATGATGTTTTACAGCTTCGCGAAAAGTTGGCGATCGCTATGGAGTCATTAGAAGATATTAGTAAGTTTGAAACATGTTCTAACTGCTTATATTGTCCTAGTTGTGGTTGGGGTTTAAGTGTTCCAATAAAATCTGCAACATTAGCGTTGAAAAAGATTGGTAAGACGAAATGATTAAAACAATGTATAAATGTTCAGTGTGTGGGTTGCTTCATCATAATGAATCTTTTGTTTTAAATTGTTGTTCTACGCATCAAAAAAAAGAACCGCCAACCAGTTTTTTGTTTCAAATATCAAATGGAACGAGAATGACAGATAGTGCTTTTCATAAAACAGAAAAGATGTTGTTTTCGTTAATGACGATGTGTAACTCTGATATTGACGATGCGACATTTCGTAAAATAGCGAAAGAAAGTTTTAAAATCATCAATAAGAGTTATACGTGGGCTTAGAAAATTACATCGACGTTGATGGTTTGGTTGGTCTCATAACTCAAGGTGAAGTGAAAGTTTGTGGGTCGCAAAATGGAATTCATTATTCAGGTCTTGCATACGTTCTAACAGGTGATGTCGGATACATGGAAGCGGTATCATACGCGTTTGATAAGTTTGGATATCATCGTAACTCAGTTACTAACGACAAAGTGTCGTATGATTGTCTGCATGTCTTAGTTGCATACCGTAAAGATGTCAGATGGGATTTTATCAAGCGGATCTTTTGGCATCCAGCTAGGGAATCAAACGCGCTCCGATGGTGGTTTATTCGTTCGCCTGTGTTCGTAGTCAACGTACTGTTTCCGTTTCGTAAGTCTATTATTCGTGATTTGACAATCTGGTTTACTGACATTACTGGAAAGGCAGATGCTGACGCTTACAAAGGTGCATTTTTAGTTTCTGAATTATACCCTTGCCGTGAATATGCTAAAAACAAATTGCGACAACGCGCCTTAAAACGATGGTATAGCGGCATTACACACGCGTTTTTAGAATACTTCCCAGCGGGGCACCCGCTTATTAGCCTGATGGCGGAGTTTGAAGCGAAAAGAATTGACACAAATAAATGAAGTGAGAAAGTGAACTAATGCAAATTGCCATTCTAGTTATCGTTACAATCATCTTAATCGGTTTAACCGCCATATTCCCACACATCAAACAACATCTAAAAGATATCGAAGAAGAAACATCATCAAATGCTGAGTCGCTAAAGATGTTAACCGAAAACTTAGACGAATTCGAATTCGAAAAAGGTCTAAAAAAATGGGACGCTATGGGTGCCCGTGAACGAAACAAGCGTATTGCGCTTCTCTACCTAGGATGGGTCAATTTAGGGTCAGAATGGCAAGACCGTCAAGGAGACATCTATGACGAACCGTCTGACTTTACAGGTGAAAACTTCGGTAAGTTCATTCACTCCGTTTCACTGTCAGAATATGACCGTACGTTTCTTTCTTATTGTCTACTTTGGCAAAAGGGATTTAAAATCTATAAGTGACTATCGCTGAACAAATAACTAAACGATCAGAACGTATTTCTAAAGACGTCAATTCACTAGTCACAATGTCTATATCTAACCCAGAAGCCATTACAGTCTATGAAATCGAAGAATTCTTGACGGACATTATAAGATCCATCAATGAAATATATGCACGTAAGAAAACAGACAAACTACAATAGAGAGAGGCTTAAGGTCCTTTGGTGTAGTTGGTCAACACGACAGGCGTTTGATCGGATGCCTGTAATCGCAAGTTCAAACCTTGCAGGGATCACCATAAATGACAATCAACGAACTAGCACACATGGTGCACAAAAACGCAAAAGACAAAGGATTTTACCCCACTCTATATCAACAAGTGAATATCGCCGAGCGGCTTGCCCTGATTCATTCTGAAATATCAGAAGCCCTGGAAGCCGAAAGAGAACGTTTACCACATCACTGCGTTGTACAAGGTAAACCAGAAGGACTTGGACCCGAACTAGCCGATGCGATCATACGCATCTTAGATTTAACCTGTTTCTTAGGGTTAGATATGGAGAAGATCATTCTAGAAAAGCATGAATACAATAAAACTAGATTGTATAAGCACGGGAAAGCATTTTAGATACTTTTTGCTTCATGCTAATATCTTGCGTGTACTGTACCTTTAGTGCTTGTAATGCTTCGTCACGTAATACTTTAACCCTAGACGGATGCTGCTTTAGCTCTTTAGCCACAGATACTTGTGATGCGCCTTCAAAGAATAGTCTTAACAAGATCACTTTATAGGTAGGTTTTAGCCTGTAAATGAGTCTTAGCCAATTGTCGGTTTCTTCTAACCCAAGATACAATGATTCGGCATTTCTCCAATCACATACATCAAACATCTTGTCACATAACTTTAACCGATCCACTTTACCAAAATGATCTAAAATGGCGTATTTAACCTTAGTGTGAATCCAAGACGTCAATTTCTTATCCATAGACTTATCAAAGGACTCAACAGCCGTTAAGTAACCAATATATGCCACTTGCCGGACATCATCACGGTCGAATCGTGACATGCCCTTGGTATGGTTACTGACTAACTTTTCAACTATTTTAACGTGAGATTTTAACATTTAGACGCGTACCCGGCAGATGTCACACCACCGGGTAGCCATTTGAATTACTAAACTACTTCTTTGCTGGTTTCTTTGCTTTTGCTGGTTTCTTTTTAGCTGCCATTTGAATTACTCCTTTCCAATCGAATCGGCCACGTGCTTAACAGACTTGTCTAAGTCCATCTTTGCAATTTCGTGAGCCGCATCTTGCATAATTTCATATTCAGCATCTAACGGCATCAATGCCGCTAAAAATGCCTTTAGATCTATTGATTTTGTATCCCTTAATGCCCTAATACTGCCAGTAATTAATAGATATCTAGCTAACGCCAACTTCAAAACATCATCAAACTTTTGTTGATCCATGAATCAAAAATACAACACAACGGATGTACGTCAAATATATTGTTGACAGATATTAAGAAAAAACTAAGACTGTTAATAGATATTCATTTTTTCCGATCAATTATGGTGCATCTAAACGGATTTAGGTGCACCACTATTAAAGCGATATCAAAGGGACTCGCACCGCATGACTATTCAAGAACTAGTTACAATCTTAATCTTCTTAGTATTACTAAACTGTTTCATCCATCCAACTTTCCCCGCTGCAATTGTTTTTGTCGCTGCTATTTCTCTAGTCGGATTACTAGCATTCATTAGTAAGTCGGAAGATAAACGAATCGAAGCAATGCAATTAGAAATCAAAGACATGAAAGAAAAGATGTCTTCTGTGGCTGTATCGGTTGGGTTAAGAAAATAGATGGCAAAAAAAAGACAATCAGGCGATAGAATGCCGAGTCAAGTTGGGCCAATCGCATTTGAATATACACCTGAAGTTTTCGATAAGATCCGTGAACTAGCAAACGACGGCTTAACTGAGGGTCAAATTGCTATAAAAATAGGCAGACACCCTACAACTTTTTCTAGAGATAAAGATAATTATCCACTAATAGACCAATGCTTAAAAGAGGGTGAGGCCGATTTAGTTCAACTCGCATGTCGTGAGCTTAAAAATAAAATAAAAGAGGGCGACACTACAGCAATGATCTTCACTTTGAAAGCAAAAGGTAGATGGTCTGATAGGCAAATGGAGCTAGAAGCTAATAATGCTTTAGTGGAATCAATTGCGACCAAAGTACTTACAGGACCTGAATTGATTTTGGCCATCAAACACGCTAAAACACAGACAGATGAAAACAAATAAAGAGATTTGGAAAGAATTGTTAATACCTGGAGTGACCCTTGCAATAAAATATGAGATTTCATCTCATGGTAACATAAGAAAATATGGCGTAAGAAATAAACCTTTATCTTACCATGTAGACCAAAAAATTGATTGGTCTAGCGGTTATGCAAGGGTCCCTTTTAGAATTAACGGTAATTATGTTAAGTTTGTTGTATCGAGACTTGTATTAACTGTTTTTGTAGGTCCACCAAATGAAAATCAACCGCATTGCGCACATATAGATGGAAATCCAAGAAACAATCACCTTTCTAATTTAAGGTGGTCTACAGTTAAAGAAAACTGGTCTGACAAGATGATTCATGGAACTCAGCCTTTAGGGGAAAAACTGTATAATAGTGTTTTAAATAACGAATCTGTACTTGAAATTAGAAGCCTGTATAAAAACGGTAACGTAACTCAAAGAAGTATGGCTCTTAGGTTTAACGTTACACCACAATGTATTAATTTAGTTGTTAAGGGTAAAAACTGGAAGCATCTCAAGTAGAAGTTAGACAGCAACTGTTTCGAATGGGCATCATTGCGCCATGGTATTTACGTGAGTCGCAGATAGATGTTTACACATTTTTATTTGAACACAAAAACCCAGTCTTAGAAGCGTCTAGACGTTGGGGTAAGACAACTACAGTTTTGATTTACGTTTTAGAATATCTTATTCGAAACCCAGGCAAGACTTGGAGATGGTGCGAGCCACTCAAGGATCAAGCTAGAAAGATTGTAGTTCCAGAACTTGAAAAAATTCAGAACCACGCACACCCATCTGACAGATTTAATTTTTATCGTACTGATTCTGTCTATGCTAATAACAGAGGTTCTAAACTGTATCTTCTAGGTGTATGTGAAGATAAAGGAGAGTCAGCGCGTGGTTCTTATGCTGATGGAATAACAGCCGACGAAAAAGGTTCATGGCGTGAAGCTGGTTACATATTAAATGAAGTTCTTAGACCTCAACTGCTAACCACTGACGGACAGCTAATAGAAATGTCGACACCACCACGTGATCTTGGTCATTTGTGGTATTCAGATAAGAATAGAGCGGTTAGGGATGGCCGTTTCAAGCAAAAGATTATTTACGACAATGAATCACTAACTGATGAACAAATAAAAGAAGCAATGGAATCGGTTGGCGGTGAACAATCCCCTGCCTGGCAGCGTGAGTTTCTTTGTAACCCAATTGCTGATCCTGAAAGTCTTGTGATGCCTGAATTTAATGATTCATTACATGTTTCAGATGTTGGTGATAGGCCACAATTCTTTGATAACTATACGAGTTTAGACCTCGGGTTCAATGACTTCACAGCTGGCTTATTTGGTTACTATGATTTTGAAAAGGCTACCGTAGTTATAGAAGATGAAATGTTGTTACGCGGTAAGAACTCTGAAGAGATTGCAAACACTGCTAAAGCTATAGAAAAAAGGTTATGGGGTGACAAGAAGCCAACGCTTAGAGTGTCTGATAACGATCTTCAGCAATTATATGACTTCTTAACGCTTCACTCATATAATATAACACCTACTAGAAAAGACGATAAACAGTCTGCCATAAATCGGGTTAGGACAATGTTTTCAGAGAATAGAATAAAGATATCACCTAAGTGTATACAGTTGATCTACCAGTTAAAAACGGGAATGTGGGCAACATCAAAGAAGGATTACCAACGCGGTAGCATTACCGGCCACTTAGACGCAATAGATGCGCTTATCTATTTAGTTCGTAACATTGATCAGAATAAAAACCCATTCCCAGCGATGCTAGGTCTATCAAACCAAACTCATTTTATTCCAAAGTCATTGCAGAATAGTAAAGAAAGTGAAACATTAAGAAGTATATTTAACATTAAGCGATCATAGATGATCTCGAAAGGTAGACTATGGATAAGTCTGAATATTGGGCAGCGCAGTCTGCTAGTGACGTTGTTCTAGAATTAGAAGGAAAAAGAGAGTCTTGGGATTCTTCTGTTGTAATGACAGGGCAAAAGAATAAGTGGTTAACTTCTTATCAATATTATTACGGGCGTCACTTTAGAACCACTAGCGGAATGACTGAACATTCGATTCAACAAGCGGGGAAGTCTGGAGAGTTGTCGCTTGTTAAAGCAAACCACTATCGAAACTTAATTCGACATACTCTTGCGCTTACTACAAATCAAAAACCATCGTTTGACGCTAAGGCGATTAACTCTGATATCGAATCAATCAATCAAGCACGTTTAGCTAATTCTATTCTAGACGCTTACCTAAAAGATAAGAAGCTAGGTCGAAATGTTAAAGATGCGGCTGAGCAAGCTCTATTCCTAGGAACTGGTTTCGTTTACATGAAATGGGAGCCAACACTCGGTGAAGCGATTGCCGCGACTAAAAATGAAGACGGATCGCTAAAGATGCAATACGAAGGTGACGTTGAAGCGTCTACCGTATCCGTGTTTGATGTCCTTCTAGATCAATCAAAAGAAGACTTCAATAAACTAGATTGGTTTGATGTACGTGAATTCAAAAACAAGTTTGATTTAGCGGCTTCTAAGCCTGATATGTACGACGATATTATTGAATTACCAACGAGAGATGATTCACGTTACGGTAAATTTAACTTCAATGAGACTGAAGAATCTAACGACGTTCCAGTTTATGCGTTTTATCACAAGCGTACACCTTCAATGCCTAATGGTCGTTATATTTTATATTGTTCGTCAGAAGTGATTCTATACGATGGGCCTTATCCTTATTCGAATAAGCTAAATCTTTTCAGAATTATTCCAGGTGTTCAATTCGGTTCAGTATACGGATACACAGACTTCTTTGACGTGTTGTCGCTACAAGAAGCAAATAACATGCTTCTTAGTACAATGGTAACTAACGCTTCAACATTTGGCGTGCAATCGGTTCTAATTCCTGAAGGATCTAACGTCACGGTTGATCAAGTGTCGGAAGGTTTATCGTTTATCAAGTATAACGCTGCAGCTGGTAAACCTGAACCACTGCAATTAAGTGCAACTAGTCCACAGACTGAACAATTGTACCAACTAACTGCTTCAATGATGGAAATGCAATCAGGTATCAACGCCGCTGCACGTGGTAATCCTGATACGCAATCAAAATCAGGTGTTGCAATCTCATTGGTTCAATCAATGGCGATTCAATACACTTCACAGTTTCAGCAATCATGGGCTGAATTATTAGAGGATGTGGGTGAATTCACACTTGACCTTCTTAGGACATTCGCAAACACCGAGCGTATGGTTGCCATGGCAGGTAAGTTCAACAAAGGTGCGATGCAATCCTTCACTAAGGATGATCTATCTAATGTTAAACGTGTGACAATCGAACTAGGTAATCCAATGGCTAGAACGATGGCAGGTCGTGCGTCTATTGCTGATGCGCTTTTAGGTAAGGGATTGATTAAGAACCCACAAGAATACTTTACGGTATTAACCACTGGTAGTTTAGAAGCAATGACTGAAGGACCAATGAGTGAGATATCATTGATTCGACAAGAGAATGAGTCATTACTTGAAGGACGTTTCAATGATGTTCATGCGATTAAAGGTGATGCACATATTCTACACGCACAAGAGCATAAAACTTTATTGTCTAACCCTAGCGTAAGAATGAATTCACAGATAACCGCAGCTGTATTGCAGCATATTTCTGAACATGAGCAATTATACATGACTCAAGAACCATTCTTCGCAGCATTATCAGGTGAGCCGCCTGCACCACCTCAAATGTTACCTCCTCCTGGGATGCCGCAACAAGGTCAACCACCTGGACCGCCTAACATGGGTCCACCACAACAACCAAACGAACCAACGCAGTTAATCCCGCAAGGGCCACAACAATAAGGAATATGAAATATGAGTGAAACAACATCTGCGCCGAGTGCGCAACCAACAAACACGTCCACAGCTTCAACCGATGCAGCCGCTACCCTAATCGGTGAATCTAGTCCAGAGGGGGGATCGCTAAATAATAATTCTGAAACATCGCTCCCCACCGCTAAACAGATCCGCGAATTAGGCGCGCAAGATTTAGATGCTCTAGTCACCATTAAAATAGACGGTGTATCAAAAAAGATCACTCTTCGTGAAGCCTTAGACAATCATCAAATGAAGGCCGCAAGTCATCGAAAGATGTCTGAAGCCGATCGTCTAATCAAAGAACGTGAGATTACTTGGAAACAAGAAGAAGCGAAGCGTCAAGAGTGGCAAAAAGATCCGGTTAAGTTTTTCAAAGATAACAATTTAGACTTTGAAACATACGCTGAACAGAAACTTATTGAGCGTATGGAGCGTGAAGCAATGTCACCCGAAGAGCGTGCACGTGCTGATAAGGCAAAAGCTGAAGCTCAAGAATTAGAGGAATATCGCCGTTTTAAAGCTGAACAAGAACTAACCGCCAAAGAGCGCGACGCTAAAGAGAGAGCGTCAACTATTCGACAAGCAATCGACACGCAGTTTGCACGTGCATTAGAAGCGGCTTCAATGCCACGAGATGTAGGTACGGTTCAAGAACTTGTTCGAATCATGCACAATGCCGTGTCACAAGGGAAAAATTTGACTCCTGAGCAAGGTGTCGCAATACTAAAAGCAAGACTTCAGAAACAACAAGAGCAACTCTTTAACTCATTCGATGAGAATGGCATAAAAGGATTGCCGAGATCGTTTCTTGAGAAAGTCCAAAAAGCATTACTTGCCGAGGCTACGGGATCGCTCGCGCCTACAGCAACATCTGAATCCACTCGACCTGCAAAAGCGGTATCGGGAAACAAACAAACAATTAACAAACCTAAGAAGTTCACAAACGAAGCCGAATGGCGTGAACACTTAGCAAACAAATAAATTTTAAAGGAAATAATAAATGGCAACGTCAAATAGTACCACCACGCTAAGTGGTTTATTCAAAGAAGTTCAAATGGGTGAGGTCGCAGACCTTATTCCAGCACAGTTTAAAGTACAAAACATGCTTAAAACTGTTCAACGCCAAGCTGAACTCGGTAACCTGTACCATCGTCCAGCTATTCTAGCGATGGAACACGGTGTAACTTATGCCGGTTCAAATGCTGGTGCATACACTATCGATCCAGCTGTTGCAGGTGTTATGCAAGATGCTCAGATCGGTGGATCACAGATCTTACTTCGTACTCAAGTAGATTACGAATCAGCTGCAAAAGGTGCGAAATCACGTAACGCATTCAAAGACACTTTCGGATTACTATTCGAAAATATGTCTAAGTCTGTACGTAAACGTTTTGAAATCGATTTGATTCACGGCGGTTCGTCAACTGGTATCGGTACTGTTGCTTCTGTTGCAACAAATACGATCACAATCACGACCGCAGAATTTAGTCCGGGCGTATGGGCCGGTATGGAAGGCGCGAAACTGGAAGCATTTACTAGTGCTTTAACAACTCAACGAAGCGGTACAATGACAATTACTGCCGTTGATCTTGATGCAAGAACTGTAACGGTTGATGCCGCTGCAACTGGTCTTGCTGCTACTGACGTATTGTTTTTCAAAACAGCGCGTACTACATCAGCTCATAAAGCATTAACTGGTATTCATGCAACTGTCACCAACACTGGTACATACGCAAATATCAGCGCTTCTTCATACTCACTTTGGAAATCGACTTCATACAGTGCTTCAAGTGCTGCTTTGTCGCAAACCAAAGTTAACGCTGCTATTGCTCAAGCATGTGCTAAAGGTTTCGAAGGCGAAGGCATTCTACTTTGCTCAAACAAAACTTTCGGCAACTTGCTAACTGACCAAGCAGCTCTAGTTCGACACATCGATCGATCGAAGAATAAAGTTGAATACCAAAATGGTTCGAATGAAATTCGTTTCTTCAGCCAAAACGGTTCAGACATTTCGATCGTTCCTTCGGTCTACTGTAAAGAAGGTTATGCATACGGTCTTTCTAAGGACACATGGGAAATTGGCGGCGCTCAACCAAAGCCATCTTTCACCACTCCTGGGCAAGATTCTGAACAGATGTTCTTGCAAATCGCGGACACCGCAGGCATTGAAATGCGCTCATATATGAACGCATATCTTTTCTGTGAAGCTCCAGGAAAGAACTTTGTTATCACTGGTATCGTAAACAGCTAATAAGAATTGTGGGTGGGTCTTTACGACCACCCACCTTTTTTCTTTGAAAGGAAAAATAAAATGGCAGTTTATTCTAAGCCTTACATAATTAATTTGTATGTTCCTTCCGGTAGTGAACAAAATCTTTTAGAAAAGTTACATGGCGCAAATGTATCTCAGCCTACAGATAAATCTAACTTCTTGAATCGTTTAGGTCGTTTGATTGCACAAATCGGAAGCGGCACGGTTGATATGGGCGTACAAACCTATCCAACGATGTATTCTACTTGGGTATCTGCAAAAGCTGATTTGAT